GCAACACCGTCCATCTTTCCTAGGTCATTCTGTACGTTCTTGATACCGGCCTGTGCGTTGCGGGTATCGGCTAGAACGCTGATTGCAATTGTGTTAGCGATGTGTCATCAGTCGCCTTTCTCGTGGATTTCGTTGTACGCATCAATGAAGGCTGCTCGCTCATCGTCGGTGAACAGCCTTGCTTCTGCGTACGGGATACGCATGACTAGACAGAACTTGGCAAGTTCAACAAGTTCCTCATAGCCGTTTTCATTCATTTGCTGCTGCGGCCTCTGCGGCTTCTACGTCAAAGCCAAGTTCTTCCATAATCTGACGGTCAGTCATGTTGAGAACAAAGGTCCAGTCTTGCTTACCGCCTCCACGCTTCTTCCAAAGGGCAATAGCCAAGATGAAGTCAGCGCTTCCACCAATCTCAGCCCAACTCATATCTAGTTGGTTGCGTAGGAAAATCTTGTCTCCCTGGTGGATGGAGTCAATCAGTTCTCCAACTTCCTTCTGTACCGCGTCATTTACATTCTCGTTCTTAGTCATTTCTTCTCCTAGTTATTTAATTTAGACCATACTTACGGATAAGGTCTGATAGTTCTTGGTCCAACTCAGACAGGGCTTCACTCTTCATTGCTCTGTCTGCGTCCGTAAGGAACCCTGTTGCCTCAATAGAACGGGCAGGCCAACCGAAGTTGATGACTCCTGCATAGGGCACCCTGGCTGAGCCTGCCCGTACTACTGACTTGTTCTTGGTGTTGCTTGGCCTAATTGATGCGGCCAGACGCCCGGACAACTTAGGAACACGTGAGGATGCATCATCTGCAACCTTCTGACCAATGCGCTTGAAAGCCGCCTTAAGGTCATCAACAGAGACGCCCATCTTTTCCAATGAGCGGACTGTTTCGCGTAGTCCTTCAATCTTGACGCCTGACCCGCTCATCAGGCAGTGGTCCAAACAATGTCGGTTGTGCCGTTGAGCGTGAACTCAAACTCTGCACCGGCACCGTTAGGGTCAGCGTTTGCTTCGTTGCCAAGTTCCGGCTTGCTGTTGTTGCTTGCCGTGAACTTGAAGTGAGGCTGTGCGGCTGACGGGGTTGCATTACCCTTTGGTCCGATGGTTACCGCAATGTCGCTTGCGCCTACGTTGTCCCATACGTACTTGTAAAGAGAGGATGCATCGAAAGAGGTGATACCAGTGATGGTTAGAACCACGTTCTTACCAATACCGGCCTGTGCCTCAGAGAAAGTTACGTCACCTGCGTCCTTGTCCTCATAAGTCACGTTCCAAGACTTAACGTCATCGAACACAACAGCAGAAGAGGAACCCCTCTTCAAGGAGAAGAACAAACCTCCATTACCCTTTAGTCTTGTGCTAACTGCCATTTCATTTAATCTCCAATCGTTTCATATTTTGTGACGCTCAATCGTGAGACCAAGTAAGTTGGCCCGTTCTCTACAAGGCGCACCTTGTAGTGGCTTTCTAGGTTTGTGAGCGTCCACTCGCCTAGATTGAAAACTGCCTTCTGGACCATCACGTCCATAGTCTTTGTTGCTTGTTCTGCATTCTTGTTGTCGGCAAACAACATGACATTAAAGTTGATACGCATAATGTCTGGCCTTGCCTGTACGTCTCCGTACTGCAAGAAGGGCTCTGCCTCATCAAGGATGATGATTGGCGTAACCATCTTTGGTGTGCCGTAACCGGCAACCTTGTATCCGGCATCCGCCAACGTCGTGACAAGTGACTCCCTAGCCGTTGCGATGCTCATACGCTCATCACGTACTTACGCAAGATGGGCCTTGACTGCTGTAGAGGGTCATTGGGTGCCCTCAACGGTGCTGTCTCTGAGTAGTCACCAGAGTTGTTCTCATTGCGCCTGTAGACGGCATAGGCGGTGTCTAGGACAACTTGGTCCCTCACCTGTACCGGCATCTGACGCCTCGCATGAGTCAACTCAGCGTCTACAAGGGCAGAGGCGACAGACAGAGCCCTTGTCAGGTCTGCCTGCCTCTCAGACGTTGCGTAGTCTTCTCCGACGTACTCAGCGAATGCCTCTACCGTGACTGCCATGAATCAAGCACCCACAACAACAAGTGCGTCTTCGTTAACAACTGCTGCGCCCATGTATCCGTAAACAGACAACTGAGCGGTCAAGTTGGTGATATCTCCGTCAGTCAACTGAGAAGGACCACCAGACTCAAGAGTTAGAGCCGCAGAAGAGTGACCCATGATGGTGACGCCGGTACCTGGTGTTAGAACCAATGGGATACCTAGAACGGTTCCGGTCAAGCCCTTAGGGTTGACTGCTCCGTTGTCACGAGAAAGCAAGTAGGCACCGTCAGTACCTTCACGCATCTTGGCAACCGTCTTGTATACGTCGGGGGAGACGATAAGGAACTCAGCAGATAGGCCGATGTTCTGTAGGTGGGCGGAACCGTCAATGACGTAATCCATCCATCCATCAAAGTCAACCAATGAACCGGTAACGGCGTGTGGAGAGGCTGCAAGAATCTTGTTCTTTACCGCGCTCTCGGTTGCTGCTGCGTAGCGAGTTGCTAGGCGACGGAACGCACGGTCAACAACGTTGACGTTTCCACGCTCAATCTCCTGACGGGTAAGGCTGGTCCAACCACCGTAGGTGTCAATTGAACCTGCGGCCTTCTCGAAAGAAATCTTGCCGTAAGGTAGTACGTCACCTTCGTTAACCTGCTTGCCAACCTGTAGTGAGTCAGCCTTCTCCTTGATGTACTCAAAGACGTTGCCCTGTGCTGGGAATGAGCCCTTGTCGAACAAGTTGAAGATTCTGCGAGTCTCGGCAACCTCAGTTGTCAAGTCTGCTACGAAGGAAGGGAACAAGACGTTATCTGCGCTTGTACCGCCCTCCCATGCACGGTAAAGGGCCTGTGCGTCTTCGTCACCGCGTGCAATGCCCTGGACGTATTCACCGTATGAGCGGATGCTAGATACGGCTGCGGGTGCGTCCTCCCTGTTGGTTAGGACTTCAAGGCGACGTTCTAGGTCTGAAAGGCCCGAACGAATCTCGGAGTCGTCGTAATTTACTTCTGTCATAATTGTCTTTGCTGTATCTTCCGATACAACCTCCTTTGTTTTATTTGTATCCTCGGACCTAACCTCGGAAATCTTTGCTGATGGATAGGCGCTGCGGCCTACCACCGAAACCTCTAGTAGTTCTGCCTTCTCATAGACGGTTACGTCACCGTCCATGCGTGCGGCTGTTGGAACGAAGTGAGCGGACAGGCTGTCTAGTACGCCTTCACGTAGAAGGGTGTAAACCTCATCGCCACGGGCTGTTGCACTAATCTTTGCGACAACCTCTAGTCCTGCGTCTGTCTCTCGGTACTCAATGACTCGCCCAATGGGTGTGCTGCCACCACGGTTGTTTGTGTCGTGGTTCCAATAAATCTGAACCAATGGTGCGTCAGTGAATACGCCACGGTCGTAGCGTTCCTTGTACCCGCCCACCGTGATTACTTCGTCATACGGTGCAACTAGTCCGACAAACTCTCTTGTCTCAGTTACCTCCTGTACGTCAATGCTGCGTGTGATTGCTTCTGTCATGTATCTGTCGCTGGTGCGTCTCCTTCACTTAGTGGTGGCAGACCTTCACGGGCACGAACCTCATTGACCTGCAAGAAACCTGCGGTCAATGCGACTGCGTACGCTTCGTAACGCTGCTGTGTGTCTCCCTGTAGAAGAGCCTCAGTCTTGAACTTGACCTGCTGTCCTCGGGGGAGAAGATTTGAGAATGCCTCTTGAATCGGCATCATGTAGTGCATCAAGGTGTTGGTGACAAACAATCGTGTGTCTGTCTGCAAGTTGCTGTAGGTCATTGAGTTACCGTCAACGCTTGCAAGCAACAGGTATGGCGGGATGCCAAACCAACGGGCAACGTCTGTGACAGCGAATGTCTGCTGTTCTAGGTACAGAGCCTCAGAAGGATTGAGGTCAAGGTTGCTGACCGTTGTGTCTCCGTCTGTAATCAAGTCACCGTTGTTGGCCGCCTTCTGTGCGGCTACACGGCGTGTGTATTCAGCAAGTTCTTCGGCATCCAACGCATGTGATGTGCTGATGTGCTGACGGACGGTGCGGGATGAACCGAACCAAGCATCTGCGTACTCACGAAGAGCCAAGTTGCTCTCTAGACCGGCCCTGTTTGCCTCAATGGGTCCTAGACCTGTCAACCTGCCCGGTACCTCAGTCGTCATGATGTGAGTGACCTGGCGGGCGGTATAGGTCTTACCCTTGCCGTTGCCGGTGTAGGTGAAGACCTTGCGTCCTGAATCATTGAGAGTGACCTGCATTGAGAGAGGATTAAGAACCTCAATACTCAATGGCGTACCGTCGCTCTGCCTGCGAGAGACCAACCAGTAAGCGTTACCGTTCAATGCCAGTGAAGCAACGGTCTTCTTAATGAATGCGTACTGACTGGACTCTGTGTCTGGCTGAGCAATCAATGAGGGAACAGTGATTGACTCCCCACTGCGGTATACCGCCAAATCCATCTGACTAATCCATGTGGTCAGAATGTTGACAGCAGAATAGACAGCGCTGAGTGACAACGCTGTTGTGAGAGTGACCACCGGCCTTGCACTTGTGGTGCTTAGTGGTGGTGGTGTGATTCCTTCTGACGGAACCTGACTGCGGGTCTCAACTGGTCCACCTAGGAACCATGTTGCGAACCTTCCTCTTTCCTTTTCCATGTATCTTTATTTTCTCAGCATTTGTTTCAAATGCCGATGCTTTCCATATCCGCAATACCCATTCCACGGGGCTTGTGCGTTGCTGCTACGTAAATGCCATAGACGGCACTCATGACAGCATCAATGTCACCGTTGCCTCTAACGATGCGGAAGTTTTCCCCCGTCGTCTTGGTCTTAGCATTCTTCATCTGAATGTTGACCCGAACATCGTTGTTGTGACTGACCATGCCCCTTGAAATGAGGCTGTAGGCCATGCTTGCTGCTCTTTGGTTACCGGGGCCGGTGATGCGTACAACTTCGTACCCCGCCTTCTGTAGACGGTCAGCAAGGTCTTTCAATACGTAGGTGTCCATCACGAACACACCACGCCCGTTCTCTGCCTTCAGACGCTTAGCAATCCTCACTAGTTGGTCTAGGTCAGGAGACTCGATGTGAGCAATGGTGTTGGTCTCGATGCGTTCACCGTTCTTCCTGCTAACAGTGATGCTTGCCCAACCCATGCGGGGAGTGACGTCAAAGGTATAGATGAGATTGGTCTTGGTTGTGACTCCCGTACCGGCGCACTTAGCCCAAAGGTCAAAGGGAATCCAAGGCTCAGCCGCACCTTCCCAGAATTGGTTAAGTGTGAACCTGCGCCAGTTGCTTTCTTTGGTGTGCTTCTCATCGTTGATGATGGTTTGAGCATCAAGACGGCCACAGGCCACGGCAGGGTGAGCAATGGTCA